AATTCCTATTTCTCCAATTGGAATAGTTATTAAATATGGCCTTACTTCTTCATTAAATCGATGCCGATCCATTCCTAAATAATTTGGAGCATCGCGTAAACGTATTAATCGGGGTTGCATATCTCTACTCCCTTTTTATTTTTTATTCCAAATGAACAAGATTAGCCTAGCGCATAAAAATGTCCGCATGCGTACATTTTTTATGTTTAGAATGAGGATGTAATAAAAAAACAAAGAGAAGTACTGTATGCAAGAGATAAAAATCAGAAAAGCAATTCGATTCTTTGGAAATATTACAAATATGGCTCATAAAATCGGTGTGAGTCGAACCAGTATTATCGATATCTTGAAGGAAATCCAATTCCTACTGAGATTGCTTTACGGATTGAAGCTAAAAGTGATAAGGAAATTAGCTATAAAGAATTAATTCCTTGGAAAGCTAAATACCATTTGGAGCTGGATGTTTTTCCTGACTCACTCATCGAATTGCTTTTAACGAAAATTATTATTACTGAGGAAGTGCCTTGTTTTCCAGATCAAAAAGATCTACCTGTATCTAATCAGCGCGCCATCTGTGTGAATGAATCCAACCATCTTATCTATGGCTTAGAAGCTATCGAAGCAACTAAAAAACTAGGGAAAAAATCGGTACTTGCCTGGCGCGTATCGCTTGAAAACTTACAATACGGAAAGTATGAAGTCATCATCTAAAAAAGGCTTTTGATCTCTTTGAACGAACGGCTATTGGAATAGCTTTAAAAAATTACTTAGGTGAGCGTCGTGGAAGAAATAATGTGGGAAAATTTCCCACATTTAATGGGATTAAAACAAGAAGTATCGTAGCTCAGCTTTTAGGTTTCCGTCATGAAAAAAATTTTCTCCATCTCGAAAAAATATTAGAACACAGCAATCCTAACTTAATTCATAGCGTAAGAAATAAAAAAATGTCAATCGCTCATGCCATGAAGTTAAGCAAACTTAACTGCCATAAAGAACAACAAACCAAACTAAAGCGCTAATTATTATTTTATCAAGGAGAAAAAAGATGCGTGAATTTGCAAAAATATCACCTAAATTTTGGATCAATGCCACCAGTAAAAAATTAAGGGCTTGTGACGCACAGCCAAAAGTAATTGCATTTTACCTCATGACTTGTCCTAACTCTAACATGATTGGTTTTTACTATTTGCCACTATCATTGATGGCCTACGAAATTGGCATATCCTTAGAAGAAGCTTCTAAGGGAATAGAAAAACTTATTGAAATCGAATTTTGTGTTTACGATAAGCTAACTGACTATGTATGGATCTACGATATGGCACTGACACAGACGGGTGGTGCACTAAAAGTTAAAGATAACAAAGTACGCCATGTAAATGTGCTTTTTCAAGAGTTACCAGAAACACCTTTTTTACATATTTTTTACGATAAATACATTAACTTATTACATTTAGAACCTCATGAAAAGTATGCCTTGAAAGATGGGGCTTCAAAGCTGCTTTCATCTGGCTCTGAAGCAAGTAAGAAGAAAGAAGTGAGAAGTGAGAAGTGAGAAGTGAGAAGAAAGAGGAGATAAGTAATAAAGAAGATCTCTCTATCTTCTTAGATGGAGAGCAAACAACATCTGTTGTTGATGAAGAAGAACTTCCAGTTAAAAATTTAATTACATTTCCGATTAAAACTAAATCCTCAGTGGTGTTCACCGTTCCTCTACGGCAAGCGAGGAAACGGGTAGTTACAGAAATCGAACTGGACGAATGGCAAAAAAATTACCCTGAGGTGAATGTACGCCAAGAAATTCGCAAGCTTATAGCTTGGAATCAAGCCAACCCTGATCGACAAAAAACAAAACGTGGAATTAATCGGCATATCCAGGGATGGTTAGCGCATGCTCAGCAAAAACACGGCAATAATAACGCTATTCAATCTCCTATCAGCACATGGGATCACAACGTTGCGGTTATAAATGCATTGCTGGAGGAAGACAATGGAAGTTAATCAAAAACAAGCTTTCTTCGCCTCTCTTGCAGTGATTGCTGAAACGGTTAATCGAAAAATATCGCCGGTATTGATGAAAGCTTACTGGGAATGTTTGAAAGATTATTCCTCTGCAGAAGTTCAACGCGCTCTGAGTGAAGTTTTAAAAAATCCGGATACTAAAAAACATCCGTATTTCCCTCTGCCTACGGATGTAATTGAAATAATCGAAGGCGATGTTCAAAGCAAAAGCTTATTGGCTTGGACGGATGTTATGAAAGCTATTCGCAGAATTGGTCACTACGACAGTGTAGTATTTTCAGATGAGTTAATTCATGCCGTCATTCAAGATATGGGTGGTTGGATTGCGTTGTGTCAACACAGCGCAAAAGAATTACCTTTTGTACAACGTGATTTTGAGCGCCGTTATCAAATTTATTGCCGAAGACGACCAAAGAATACTCCCCAACCAGTTAACGGGCCGTATTGCACATCAAAACGCCGTTAATGGACATGATCAATATATACCTCTTGCCGTTACTTGTTCAGATCAAAAAAATATTGATGTAAACAAAAATTTCATTAAGGAAAAATAATAATGAAATGTATCAACCCAGACTGTAATTATTTTAAAACTTATGTGATTAATTCCAGAATGATCCATGAAGGAAAAATGCACAGACGACGATTATTTTGTCCCAAATGTAAAACTCGTTACACGACGTTTGAGACAATTTTATATGATGATGTCGCGAATCATTGGTTTGATACAAATGGATAAAATTTCTCTAAACGTACCTCATCTAGTCGCTAGTATTTTTTTAAGTCCGCTTTCATACTTATGTAAATTCTTTACAGAAATATGCATATGAATAAATTAAATAAAAACCTGGATTCCTCAGGGCCTAAAGATTCGTTTCATCGATAATTAGCGATACAACATGCTCATACCGCTCATCGTTTAGTTCAGCAACGCTATGTCAGCGATGCTAAGCCTATTTTTATCGATAAGGGGAGATAATCATGGGACGGCCCAGTAAGTTTAATCCGGTTTTAGCAGAAAATATTATTGAAGCTATTGCTCATTTAGTCCCCTTTACAATGGCTGCTGAAGCAAATCAAATTAATCGTAGTACTTTGTATGACTGGATTAATCAAGGTTTAGCGGATATTCAAGCTGGAAAGGTAAATACTGAATTAGCCAAATTTTCCATCGCTGTAAGAAAGAGTCAATGTACTACCGTTAAAGAACTACTCAATGAAATTAAACGAGGAGAGAAAGGTTGGCAATCTCGTGCTTGGATTTTGGAGAGAAGATTTCCACTGGAGTTTTCAAGCTGTACTCAAGAATTGTTGCAAATGAAAGAACAGATTGATCATATTGAAACACTTTTAAAATCCCATGACTAAATCCATTCCTAAAGGTCTATTGAAAAAACGCTTGCTGTTACAAAAAACTTTAGCCAAGCTCAGGAAAATTAATTGATCGCAGTCTTTTTATTCTATAACCAGGGCATCGGTAAATATCGATTTTTTGCTTTTAGTAAACGCTTTGTGCATTGTGCTTTACTTTGTTATGAGGGCGATTACTGTGTTTTATTTGAAATAGCACCGACTGGTTTTACTTACCGTATTTTAAAGAGTCATGATGTGAATAAAAATTTAAATGCCATTAAAAAATTACCGATGCTCAGTGCTTTTATTGCAGTACTGATTAGAGTTAAGAAAGAAATTAAACCCTGGCCCTTCAAATGGTATACCTGCAATGAAGTCTGTCGTTATTTTAGTGGGATTGATATCGGCTGGACATTTAACCCTAAACATCTCTTTAAGAAGTTAATCCAATTACAAGAACAACGCAATTATGAACTCTTAAGCTGTTGGAGACGACCATGAGTGGCGGAGGCAGTGGCAATGACGAAGCCAATCGTTTATTGGAAGAACAAATCCGCCAACAGAAAGAAGAAATAGAACAAAAAAGACAAGCGATTGTTGAACAACGTATGGCTATCATCCAAGGACAAGGTGCACAATCTTTTAATAACCCTAATCAATGAATTTAGCTACACTCTCTACACGCTATGAAGAAAGTAAGCGTTATAAAGATAAATGGTTAGCGTTATACAAAGAATTGTATACCTATGTCATCCCTGATCGAGATGCGTTTAATATTAAATTTAATTATCAAGATCAAGGTAAACCAACCAGTTTGCAGATGTGGGATAACACAGCGCTTTTAAGCGCATATCAGCGTGCGAATGATCTGCATGGACTGTTACTACCCCAGGATCGCGTTTGGGGAAAATTAAGCTTAGATTCGCATCTTATTAACGCCAATCAGATTAATGAACAGCAACCACTCTTAGATGAGGTTAACGATCAGATTTTCTTTTATTTAAATCAATCTAATTTAGCACATGGTGGCATCTAGTAATTTAGATTTAGTCGGAGGAACGGCAGCGCTTTGGATTGAATCGATTGATGATGTCACCCCCTTATACTTTCGTTCTATTCCAGCGATTACCTTAGTCGTTGAATACAGTACCGATGATGTTCTTAATACCTGTTGGTATCAATGCAAGATGAGTGGACGTAAGATCCTAGAAGATTTCCCACACTATAAAAACAAAAGAAATCTATTGGATCAACCGAATGAGCTATTGACCGTTATCTATGGTCAAATCAAATTAAAAGAAGATAAATTTTATCTGTATGCCATCTTAGAAAACGATCCCTTAACACCGTTATGGGAAACTGAACGAGATTATAATCAAATTATTATTTATCGCGACAGAGTGAGACCTGGAGAATGCGAAGGCAGAGGTATTGGTATTGATTTATTACTGACGATTCGTGATCTTAATCGCATTATCGAATACAGTCGCAAGAGCTTAGCTTTTAAAGCCAATCCTCCTTTGTTTTACGATGCAGACAAATATTTTAACCCGCATGTATTCAGGAAATGGTCAGGGGCTATGATTGCCCGCAATCCTAATGGTAGAAATCCGTTAGAAGCCTTACAGATGCCAGAATATCCTGAAGTTTTAGAGCATATTCGCGATCTCAGACAAATCATCCGTGATGCCTTTCAAGTAGATCCCATTGGTGAAGTCAATACACCAGTAAAATCAGCCACTGAAGTCTCTATACGCGAGAATCGAGCGCAAAGAACCAGTGCAACCGACATTTCTCGCTTAATTAATGAATTACCGAAGCAAGTCTTTACCATCAGTGCAAAGATATTAGCAAAGAGACGCTTGTTATCCAAGGATAAAAGTATCTATGGTATTCAATCGCATTTATTACGCTTTGATTTTCAAAGTCCACTCTATGATTTACAAAAACAGGATGATTTAAGTCATTTCACGATGATGGCGCAGATTTTACAGCAGTTCGGTGGCGAAGGTGCAGTATTAACTGCGACGAAGATGGAAGAAGTTTTACCGTTCTTAGCGGATAAACTTAATTTACCTTCCAAACTCATGAAGT